ATACTGGAATCTTAAAGTTATCATTGCCAGTTAATGTACGAACTACAGGCTCTAAAACGCTACTAATAATAACATCTGTAGGGAAAATGATGTAATCATTACCCTGTTCATCTGTATACACATCGCCATTGGCTTCTAAGCCCTGATGCAGTAAGCGCATACGATATAGAGTACGCAATGGAGCCTTTGTATAAAGGCGATAGACACGGCGATAGAAGTCTTCTGTTGCTCGATAGAATCGTCCAACTGAACGGACAGATACTGCAAGATTAGAACGCACTGAAGGGTTATCTACATACTTTAGTAATGTATTTGTAGCATCTGACCACGCTAATTCAATAACTTGCTTTTCAGCAAGAGTATCAGCATCTTTTCTAGCACGTTTTAAAAAGTTCGGACCTGGATTAGGATTCATTGCTATCAAATTATCATAATGGTCATTAGCAATGTTAGCCTGAAATGGTTTTAATTCTTTTAAATTACGAGTTACGCTAATCCACAACATCTTTTGACGATAGATACCATTAACTTGAGCATCCATTACATCCATTGTCCAGTTTCCAAAGCGGTCAAGGAATCCGCCAATGCCTTCAAACTCCTCAAATGCCTTTGCATCAAATCCTTCGCCAGAAACATTAACTAAACGTGTGTTAACTAGACCAGATGTAGGTATCATACCTAGAGTTGCATCTTCAAACTCTTTGAAGTCCGTTACTTCAACAGCCTTTGACCAAGTATCAAACGGAGTTTGCTTCTTAGCCTCTGCTTCTTTAAGAATTGCTGTACGCTTTTGACGTATAAGATTAAATAATGTGTCATTAAATCCATTAGTAGTACCATGAAAAAGTGTTTTCATATCTAATAACATATTTGTTATAATAGCATCAGCAATATCAATATCAGATAGACCTTGTTGACGATAAGCAGCAGTAGTACTGTAAGGAGAAATAAACTTTGTTACAAGTTCTGTATCTTTCCGTGGAACAAGCAATCCAGTCTCGTTATCATAACGAATACCTATTTGTTCAAGCATATCTCTACGAGCCTTTGTTAGGTCTTTAGAGTCACGCAAACCATTATTAGAAAAGAAGAATGGTGTTGGATTAACATAAACACCTGGTGCAACCTTTTGACCATTAAAGCCAAAGCGCATCATCCAGTTGTCATAGAACGCCATAGCACGTTCTTTGTCTCTCATTTTATTTAACTCACGTGGAGTATATGTCTTAGACTTTTTAAGTCCTTGCTCTTGGAAAAACCTATCCCAAGCATTCCCAGTAAACATAGAATCTATGTACTCAACATCAATTCTAGATGACATGCTTGCCTTTGCGCTAACAGACTGCGCAAGTGAATCAATCATATGTGGGTTGTGCTTCATTACTAAACGAAGTGCTTCCCAAGTTTCTTTAGGCAATGTCTTGCCATAAAAAGAAATTGCACGGTCTATAGTAGATTCCATAATTTCGGCTTGTAGAACGTTGCCAATAGGACCATCGCCTGCAAGGTCTTCAAGAATCTTACGGCGTGCTTCTGCTGGTAGTTTTGTACGTGGGTCTAAGTGTGGAAACAATTTATAAACTCCACGCTTATACATACCAATACCAGAACTAGAACCAGTAACGGCAGTAGCCACTTTAATCTGTGCTCCAGTTGCATTAAACGGCGCAGTTGCAAGATTCATTAAATCTGATGCTGGCGCAGATAAACCAGCAAACGAGATTTCATCAATAGCATTTCTAACACCAGCACGAGGGAAAAGAGTGTACTTAGTCCACCAGTCATTGTACTTACGCGCCCACGGGTGGCGAGCAGTACCGTTGATTGCATTTATAAAAGTAAGTTTATCCGATAACTTATCTGCTGCAGCAAGTTCATATGCTAAGTCAAACCTAATTGGAGCAATGCCTTCAGCAACCTGAGCGGGATGGATAATTCCACGGCTTGTCATAATTGGAACATCATTGTCGTACTTATAAATAGCACGAGGTAGTTCTGATTCCCAGCCTTGTGGAATCTCAACACGAGCAAGGCTTGTCATACCAGCCTTTTCATTAAAGGTTGAGTTTAATAGTTCATCAATATGGTTGTCACCATTTATTTGACCGTTAATTCCAATTTTCTTATAGAAAGATGCATATAGATTACGAATCATTGTAACTTGATACTCAACTGATTCATCTACAAAGTGTTCAGCCATAACATCTGCATAGTGACGTGGAAAGCCAACAACATGCAGTAGGTTTCGTACTTCTTCAATAGTTTTTATTGCATCTGGTCCATAAAGAATACGACCAGGTGCACGTGAAAACATTCTTCTAGCACGACTTACTGTTGTATTTATTTCTTTATTAATACGATTAATTTCATCTAGCATTGGAGATAACAAACTATCTTCTTTTGCTGCAGTTAACTTAAGTTTATCAACGGCTTCTTTAGCAGACATGTCAAGTGTCTTAAGTTCTGCATCATCTAGTTTTCCAAACAAACGATTACTAACATCTGTTTGAATTTTAGTTCTAAGTATGCGAGTACGGCGAGCAACTGGAATACCACTGCGGTAGAAGTCAGTACCATCAACACGCAAGCCAAGTAGGTATCGTCCATTCTCACCCATTTGGAAAAACTTTAAAGCAGAAGGAGCATCAAATGCTCCTGCGGCTGATAGTTCTCTTACAACACCTTCATTAGCCCATTCAGGAAACTCTTCACGGATGCCACGATAGACTAACGCTTTTTCTGCTTTAGTCTCAGCATCTGCAAATCTTTTTACAGCAGGACCAAGTTGGTCATTCCATAATTTAACAACATCTGATTCACCAAATACAAAACGTGTGGCTTCTTTAATTCCCATATCGCCACCACGTTCAGCAATAAATTGATACTGCTGTGCTAGGCGTTCTCCACGATTTTTAAATCCACCAAATTGTGCAGCCTCAACTAAGCCAACTTTTACACCACCAATACCCTTGGTGGCTACCTTAATTATTGGTCCTATACCAATCCAGTTAAGTGGGTCTCCAGGATTAAATATTTGATATACAGCATCTACTGGACCAGAAACTAATTTACTTGCTGTTATCTGACCCTCAGTTGTGGTTACATCAATACCAAGTTTTTTAACAACCTTAACAGCCCAATGATTAGGGTCTCCTCCAACAGTTGTTTGAGGACGTGCTAAGTTTCGACCAGGACTAAGTTGAGAACCTTGTTTAATTTCATCAAGAATTTTTTGAAACTTATCTGGTTCGTTTACTTGAAATAGTAATGCTGTATACATTTCATCGTCAATGCCGCTACCGTATAAATCAATAGACTCACCAGGAGTCTTAAACTCTGCAGCACCACGTGCAAGTGTGGTTAGGGCTTTGCCGTATTTCTTTTCATAGGCAGCCACATCTTCCCAACGCCACTGGTTCATTCCATTATATGCATCAGATAAAACTTTTTTAGTAAATGGTTTGTCTTGATAAACAGTTTGCTGTATTACGTTACCCGTAGTATTGGCAACTTTACCAAGAGTTGCCGCTGCTTCAAATGCCATACCAATTGGGCTAAACTTTAGAGTATTAATTGCTGAATTACTAACATATTGCAAAGCCTTACCTAAAAGGTTTTGTTCTACTTCAAACCGTTTTTGATTAGGATGAAGCGTACGGATATTTGTTTGAACAATTGGGTCTAGGTCAAGAAACTCTTTACGAGCCTTATCTTCACCTAACTTAAGAAGTTTAGAAGCCTTAACATATGTCTGAGACATCTGTTCAACCATGTTACGTTGGGCTGGTGGTAAGTTTGCATTTTTTACAGCATCAGCAAAGCCAGGACTAACTTTAATTACAGACGGGTCTAAAGGTACCTCTGCCACTTAGTACCCACTATCGTCAAGCATCCGAAGAACTAATTCGGTATCTCCACTACGGTCATACTGGGCAATATCTTTTAATACGTTATAAATATCTGGCTTTGAACTAGGAAGGTTTAATGTATTTGGACCATCACCAAAAGGAATACCAAAAGTCATTGCTTCGTTTGGACGCTCAGTAGGAGCACTTAATGGTGTAACTGGTCCCGTTGCAAAAGGATTACCAGCCATTGCTGCTGCACCTTGAACAGAATTAGTGTCTTTATTTTCACCATAACCAAAACCTGTATATTCTTGCTGTGGTTGTGTCATACCTTCGGTAGCACCACCATCTGTACGCTGTGACAATGCACCAGGACCTGATGCAGGTGCTGGATTACTGGGCTGACGATAACCTCCACGTGCCATTATTCGTCCTCCTCATCCATGTATTTTCTAATGTCTTCTAATGTTGGTGCTGTTTGCATCCATTCAGGATGCATTTCTTTTGCAGATAAAATCCATAATGCATTATCAACTGTAAATCCTGCTTTGCGTAATGATTTAAAAAACTCATTTAGTTCAATTGAATATTGGTCTAACTTTGAGTAACTCTCATCAGCAACTGTTTTAACCTTTGTGGTTCTCTTGCGAGGTGCTGCCATGACTTACTCCTTAAATTGCTTGTTCCCTAGTTGTTCGTACTGCACTTCTTGCCTGACCTTCGCCAGTCATGCTGCTAAGTATTGTTTGTAAATCTGGTCTTCCCTGTTGTGGAGGTGGCATTTGAGAGCCTCCTGCTGGTGGACCAGCGGGAGCAGGGGACATTTGCTCAACCGCATTAGTTGGCTCACCAACAGGAGGAACCTTTTGCTGCGGAGCAAAGGTTGCTTCTATTGCGTCCTCTAATGCTTGTCCCTTTTGACGAGCCTTTATTACCGCAGCAATCTTACGAACAACATCTGAAGCGTCCTGACCTTGAGTAGCCATCTGTGGAATTGCTTGTGTATATGCCGTAAGTGAACCAAGTAGCGCAGAGCGCATTTCTTCAATTTCAATCTTTTCTAATTCTTGTGTAACGTTAACTGTAAATGGTAGTTCTCTCATAGCCATATCTCGGCTGATGAGTTTTCCTCCAAGTGCTTGAAGCATAAAGATAAGACCTTGTGCTGGATTAAGACCAGCAAGCATACCGTAACGGACATCAGCAGAATAATCATTCTTGATGTCTTTAGTTGGCTTGTATGTAATTTCATAAGGTGAACCCGAATCTACTCCACGAATTGTCTTTTCTTCTGGATAGATTAATTCATCTACATTAAAGCAAAGACTAATAATGTCCCTAAGTGTTGCAGCAAAGATTGCTTGTGCAGATTTAACTTGTGTATCAAAGGCTCCCATAAGAGCCTGCACTCCTTGACCAGTAACAATAGAAGCATCTATGTTTCCAGTACGAGATTCAGGGTATCGTGTACCAACACGCAGTTCTTGATTAAGAACCTGTTGTTCTGTAAATGCACCCTGTGGCAAAGTAAGTTCTACACGGCGAACACCCGCTGGATTGGCTGTACGAATAACAGCATCTCCACCAAGTTGTAGTTCTTGTACATCCTGCGGTAGAACAATTGGTGCCTGCACTGACTTCTCTGCTGCTTCCATTGCAAGTAATGCAAATCGGTTGCGGAGTAACTGAATACCAAGTACATCATCAAACTGTCCACGCATTTCACCATCAATAGATGGCTTACGTGCAACAACAACCATCATTTTACCAAGTGGATTAGTAGCCTGAGAAAGAACTAAATTATCTCTACGTGGAACATAAATTATAGATTGGTCTTTATCGTAATAACGAATCATTTCAATCTGTGTATTAAGGTCTTGGTCATAACCATTTGGTCCAAGTAATTTTCTATCATACTCTGGGAACTGAGATACTAGTTCACCAAGTGTCATAGAGTAACGCTTAGCAAATGCCACACAACGTCCATAGCGGTCAAACTCTGGGTAAGCCCCAATAGGATTTTCTATGCGGATACGTGGCAGTTTTGCTTCATCGTCTAATTCAATAATGAAAGGGACGAATCCATATGTTAAATACCAGTCGGCACCTGAGTACATTTGTACTGCTAGGTCTGAGTGCTGGAAATAATTAGAGGCAATACGAGTACGTTTATCAGCAAATGTACGTGCTCTATCTGATACTTGATTGGCTGCAGAACAGTTAACCGCTGGAAGCGGAGCCATAACTTCAGATAAGTCACGCGCAACAATGTCAATAAAGTTTGCTACTACGTTAGCATCAACACCTTCTGGAAAGAAATTAGGATAAACCTGAGCAATCTTTCCTTTACGGACAGCAAGTACATCTAAGTTACGCGCATCACGTTCGTGATTGCGGTAACGCAAGGAATCAACCCGTGCTGTTACCTGCTCTATTGTTAATGCCATTATTGTCCTAACGATTGATTAAGAATTACTTTGCTCTTTTCCTAAGTTCATTTTTCTTTTTTGTTCCAAAACCGTATGCTGATTTTCCATCTTCAATAGCCTGCTTTGCAACTCGCTTAGCAGCAGGCATTTTTTTATCTATAAATTTGTCAACCTTTTTAATTGTTTTTGGTGCATCTACTGTTAGAGCCTTTGTATATGCAACATAAGCCTTAGCCGCAGTCTTTACTGCTTTTTCTGTAACCTTCATTGTTTTTAACATGCCGCGTGTAGCAGCGCCAGCGCCTCTTTCTGGATTCTTAACCACTGGCTTTTTAACCGCTGGCTTAGGAGTAACAACTCTAGCGCTGCCATACATACGTATAGCACCTGTCTTATATTCAGGAGTTGCTTTGCCAGACTTAACTTTTCCAATGGCTTTTGCCATGCCATCTTTTTTAATTTGGTCAAGTGTAGACTGACGCACAATCTTGCCAGTAATTATTTTTTGCGCAGTCTGTGGCGTTAGCGTCTTTTTAGGAGGTGCGGATTTTCTCATTTGCGCCATAATTACTTCTTTTTTGCACGCGCACTAGCAATAGTTGCTGCTGCCTTAGACTTTATGCTTGCAGCATTAGCCTTGCGACCTGACTTTGAAATAACATTTTTTGGGGCAGGACCTTTAATAATACTTGACAATCTTCCAAGTTCGGACATTTCTGAATCGGTCATACCTTTATAACCTTTAGCGCCGATTTGCTTATCACGAAGGGTTGCTGCTCTGCGAGCAGCATCTGTCTTGTATCCCTTAGGAGCCATTGAACCCTTATTTGCTGCTGTGAGTCCTTTTTTGTTTGCTGCTACAGCCTTCTTTTTTGTTACTGCCTTTGCAACACCTTTTACAATTTTAACTACATTTGGCATTTTATTTTCCTTTATCTTTAGTATGTTTTATATGGGCCTAGCCGATGTTTCTAAATGCCTTAGCAACATGCTTGGCACCCTTTTTTGCAATACCTCCAACAACACGTGCACCTTTAAGTCCAACAAGAGTAAGGGCAACATCTACAGGAGTTTTGGGAATTAAATATTCATCTGCGGTTTTAATAACTTTACGTGTAGCCTTAGTTACTTTTTTATTAACTTGATTCCAGCCAATGTTTGATGGGCTTTGTGCCATGTTATTTACCCTTTGCTTTCTGTCCAGAACGAGTACGACTTGCAGGTTTGATTGGTCGTGTAGCACGAAGTTTTCCAGTTGTAACATTACGGCTAAACTTAGGCGGATTAAATGTGTTTTGTAAACTTCTTGATTTCTTTGCATTCTTACTAGAACCCAAAGTAGCATTTACCTTAGCCTTTAACTTAGCCGATACCTTATTGCTACGATTCTTTGCTCTTTCTGCTGTTAACTTATCAATTGCTTTTAGTCTTTCCCTCATGTTGCCAGCATCAGATGCAGCATTACGTGGGTCGTTAGTTGTTGAGCGCCTGCTCATCTTTGAACCCTTTTTTGCTTTAGCCGCTAATCTAGCACGTGCTTCTGCATTGGCTCTACCTTCTGCTCTTTCAGCAGCATTTCTAGGAACACCACGTCTAACAGGTTGCAGTTTTTCAAATCCAGGTGTGCTGGCTTCTCTAATGTCAGTACGCTTATCTCGTACATTAGCACGTCTTGCTTTGCGTGCTTCTATACGAAGTTCACGAGACCTACTTCGTACTGGTGATGTAGTAACTGAAGGTGGTTGCTGTGTATTGCCACGACCCTTTTCAATAGATGGCGCGTCACTAGGCTTTGTTGTTTTTGGCTCTGCCCTTTTAGCACGAGCAGCAGCCGCTGGTTGTAATACTGGTTCACGCTTAGCATTAGGATTAACTTTTTTGTATAAAGGATTATCTGCTTTAGATATTGGCTTACGTGCAAGTACAGTACCAAACTTTGCTTTTCTAGCAGCAGCCTTTGCCTTCTTAATCTCTTCAAGAGACATAGGCTTCTTCTTAGTTACAGTAACTGGAGCCTTCTTGCCAAGTGCTTCATACCGTTTTTCACGTGGTGTTAAAGATTTAAGGCTAGGCTTTTTAACAAGTCTTGCTCTACTTGCACCACTTGGGCGTTTTGATATTTCTTTTGCAACCTCAGAAGCATCTTTATCAGATACTGTTTTACGTGTTGGTGTTGCTGGAGTTAACTTCTTGCGAACAGGTGGCTCTGCTTTAACAAATGTTTTTTTAGGAGTAGCAGCAGTTTTCTTGTAACTTCCAGAAGCCTCTAGTTCATTAATCTTTTTTCTAACTTGTCTAGTAACTTTTGCTGTATCTGCTTTATCTACTGCAGCCATTTTCTTTTGAACGGCAGCACTGTTCTGCATTGCTTCTGTAACTTTTTTATCTTCTTTAAGAATAGTTTTAACTATACCCTTTACTATTTTTCCATAGTTAGGCATCTTAACTCCTTATCCATACGTGTCTTGCCACTGTTCTGAGAAAGCCTCATCAAGGTTAATGGCGTATCGTTTATCTGTTTGTGCTCTGGTTGCCCATCTGTTGTAAGCATAGGTAGCAGTATTGCTTGCCTGTTGCATTAGTTCGCGTATGCGAATAATGGCAAACCACATAGCCATAACAGTATCCGTCTTACCTTTAGTCTCAGGTTTCCACGTAAGTAGTTGTTGAGTTAAAGCCTTTAATCCTTCAGAGTGTTCTGAGGATGGTAGTTCAATGATGTTGTTGTTTTGAAACTTGCCTTCGCGTTCTGTGCCAAAGAGGTTGGACATTGAGGCAACGCCGAAAGATGTGTCCCATTTGTTCTTGCCTGTAAAGTGAGCATCAAGCCGTACGCCGTAAGAAGCAAGCCATTGTCTGAGTTCTTCATCTAGTGAGTATGCTTTCTGGTGTGCGTTGATTTCCACACGGAACTCTTGTGGCTTGTACTTAATAGTTAATTCTTCAATTGTTGCGCGAATCTTTTGAGGTGTAGGTTCTTCCATATTCACACAGTCAAGAATATAAATCTTGCCGTCTTCTCTGTTGTAGGATGCAACAACAAAGGCAGCGTTACCCGCCATGGCGGGGTCAAAACCAATTACAGTATGAGCATTTACTCTAGGAGGATGTCCAGCAGCACCTGCTACCAGCAGTCCTCTTTTCCGCATCCCATTTGTGGCTCCCCGCACCAACACTGGTGGGAAGATTGAATCTTCTTGGATGTCTTCTTGTTGATAGACAAGCGCCCATGTTGAGGGTGTGACTTCGCTGCGCCTCTTAAATAAGGTTTCGCCGTCCCACTTAGGATAGAGGCCGTCCTCTGTAGGCGTATCATCGTCCCCGTCCCAGGGCGTATCCGAGTAAGGCCAAAGCGTAACCCAGTCTTCTGCATCCTCAGCATATTCAAGGACAGCAGGCATCCCCATGTAAGTAAAGGGAGTCCTACCCCCAGACCAATGCTTAGCATTACGAAGTTCTTTATAAAGGTCGTTAGCGGCAATTCGTGTCCCAACTACTAGCAACTTACCGTTCTTACCTAAACGGGTAATAACTTCCTTCTGTAACCAGTCCATCTGCTTTTCCCACTCATGGGCGTTGGCAGTGGTAATACAGTCGTCAAGAATAATCAGGTCAGCACGAGCACCGTAAATCTGACCACCCATACCAAGGGCTTGGAGGGTAGGGTCCTTCTCGCTGGAATTACGCGCATCGCCCCCAAGGTAGACTGTATCGGCTTTCCAAGTATCAGCGTCTTCTTTCCACCCGCCATCTGGACCATATGCGGTCTGCAGTTTTAGCCAGCGTGGATGAGACAATCGTTG